CTCTTCCGATCTCTTAGAGGTAATTGCGGTGAAGAACTTCACTGTTGCGTCGGTTGCTCGTCTTGCGACGTTGCCGGGTTTCGCGGCTGCGATGGCGAACAACGGACGGCTCGCCAAAGGCGATTTAGAAGCACAACGAACACCTTTCTTTCAAGGAGAGGATCCAGTTGTCGTTCTTAAGCGCGGGCTTGAAGCTATGTCTGGCACAATGTTTGATGATCTCGAACAGAAGGAGCACGATAAGTGTGGTCCGTTTAAGAGATCTCCCTATTCCGATTACAAGCAGAATCTGTATGACTACTTCCTTGAGAAAGAAGCGAGTGTGCAGGTAGTAGGCTCTGGAGTAAGAAGACAGGAGATGTTGGCGCTAGCGGTGAGCGATGTTGCTGATTATCTACGCACTCGAATCAGGTCAAGAGCTAAGCAAGTCGATTTAGATACGGCTTATAAAGCCTCGCGGAAGAACACAAACCTTGGACTTCCGTACTTGAGCAACAAGTGGACGCCTGATGTGATAGGTGACTATCTCGGTAGGGCGAGACGAGGCCTAGGGGGCGGAAAAGTGTTCTACCCGTTCACTTTGTTCCACCGATCTCAACCAAAGAGTCTAACTACTTGGAAGGATCGGGTCGTTTGGGGATCCGACCATGCAGAAACATTCATGGGGTTAACCGTCCTCGTACCGTTACTAGCTTTATTACGTGATATCCCTGAGTTTGCAGCTTGGAGAGGAATGGATGCAGTCGAGGAATATGCAGCACAAATTTTCGCTGTGAAAGGAGTACTCGCGAGCACTGACTTCAGTACGTTTGACGCTACTATTGACAGAGAGCTTTTAGAAGCTGCAGTCACCGTAATAAACTTATGTTTTGACCTTAATCTCGGTCCTCGTTTCCTGGGGAACATGATTAATTACTACTCTGAAGGTGAGATAGTCACGCCTGAGGGTATTATTTCTGGTCGACATGGCTTACCGTCTGGGGTAACCTGGACGAACTTGATAGGTACGTTTGTTCAACTTCTCGTGTTTGCCATCACATGTCGCCAATTGAAGAAAAGCTTGAGTAACTTTCGCTTCATGTTTCTAGGCGATGATGGTATCATCAATTTTGCGAATGATGAGGAAGTTCGCCTCCACTTTGAGGTTTGCCGTCTCATGGGTTTGAAGGTTAACGATGAAAAGTCGGAAGTGTCTGAGGATGGTTTCAGCTTCCTCCAAAGGCATTTCAAACGGGATCTAACCGGTGCAACTTTCAGTCCGGGAATTTACAGTGGCCTGAGAACCATTGGGCGATTACTTTGGACAGAGCGCGGTGGCTTCAAGATTGATGATGAGGTGTTGACTGATAGTTATATCAGGTATGATGCTGGGTTCTGGGTGTTAGTTGCGTTCATGAAGCTAGAGAATTGCAAACGACATCCGAAATTTAGGGAACTAGTAGAGTTTGTAGTGAGGGGCGACAAGTTTGGTCTAAATCCTGAGCTTGTCGGTGACCGTTCGCGGTATATAAGTAGCATAAAAGGGTATGATACTGCAGATGCTACACCCCGTGTCAGTGGACTTCGAGGATTCGAAAGTGTCCGTGTCGCCATAGAAGTCCGGGCGAAGATTGGACTAAGCTAGAGCGTTACCTAAAGACCGCGCTCCCAAATTTAGCCAATTAACCAGATCAACCTCGCGCTGGTGAGAAGCCCAACGG